AATTGATAAACCTAAACGACCATTTGGGTTTGCTGGTAATCCATTAGCTTTCCCTTTAAGTAGTATAGCTTTTGAAACACCACAGGGGCAGATGTCTAGTCTTATCCGTACTGAATTTGGTGTGTATGATGACCCTAGATTCCAAAGAGTTGAGACTTATATCCCTCCCGCAAACAACCCACCAGTCCCAACTATACCCCCATTCCTAGAATATGCGTCTCTAGCCGAAGGAAGTGTTCTTACTATTAATAAAGGTGAGTGGACAGGTGCAGAACCTATCACTTATTTATATCAGTGGTTTGTTGATGGACTTGCAGTAGACGGGGAAACAACACTAACATACACACTACTAGCTGGAGATATAAACAAATCAGTCTACTGTAGGGTGATAGCAGAGAATAGTGATGGAACATATATTGCCAATAGTAATTCAGTCTCTTACACAGTGGAACCTACAGGTGGTATCGTGAGTGGTTTAGGTTTAGCTTCTTCATACTCAGAGACAGTATTATATGTCGGTGCAACAGTCCCTGATGCTAAGCGTACTACTATAATTGGATTACGCTTTGGTACTGATGGATTTATAACTCCATATGACCAAGACGGAGATAGAACACCAATTGCCTACTTAGAAACTACTGGAGCTAGTGCAGCAGATGACTACGAGGTTTATGTAACTAAGACAAGTGGTAATAGTTTATCATCTCCACCACAGATTGATATATGGCAAGCACTTACATCCAACAGAGAGTTCTCTATTAATATATACAACTCATCATTTGGACGTATCAATAGTAGTGGTTCCTTCATATTTACTGTGAGAAATAAAACATCACTTATTAGTGAACAAAAAGAAGTTACTCTTATTGCAGTTAATGACTTGGATAATGGGTTTTAACAACATTTAATCAAAAGGAATAATAATGGCATTCCCAGCAGACAACCCCGATTGGGCTACGGATGATTTCGTATTCCCAGATGGGACAGATAATAAGGTTAGACCAACACCCAATCTAAGGCAGTATGGATTTGTACCAGATAGTTTCCCCACTGCACAAGAAATTAACTGGATGTTTAATAACTTTGCAGAACAGATAGCAGAACTTAAATCACAAGTAGCAGCACCGTCACAAGTACCTATTGGCATGGTGGTTGAATTAAGCGGTACAACAGCCAACCCTAATTCATTATTCGGTTATGGTGTGTGGACTATCTTTGGACAGGGCAGAGTTACAATTGGTAGTGGTAGTGCAACAGATAGTCGTGGTGTTGTTAAAGCATTCAATGCTGGAGCTACAGGTGGTGAGTATGAACACTTACTCTCAGCAGCAGAAATGCCAACACATACCCATACTGGTGGTATTGTAGGTAAGACAGGTGGTGCTGGTTGGGATATTGAAGGTTATCCATCACAAGCTCCCTCTAATGATAACTACAAGACAGCAGCCACATCATCTGCGGGTGGTAGTCAATCTCATAATAACATACAACCATATATAGTCGTAAACAAATGGTTAAGGGTGAGTTAAACATGGAAGCTATTATATCAGCCATTGCTAAGTTTGGGTGGTTAATATGTGGTGGTGTTATTGCCCGTTATGAATGGGAACGTAGAAAAGATAAAGTTCGTCTTGATGATATGTATACAAAGAAAGAAACAGAAGACCAAATCATTCTCAGGATGAAACCTATGGAAATAACACTAGACCACTTATCTAGAGATACCAAGAGTCAAACAGAAGCAATTAAAGATTTAACGTCACTGTTAAAAACCGTAGCTGTAGATATTGCAGTATTACAAAACAACATACCTAAAAGGAAGAATGATTAATGCCGTCAGATACTAATCCACCAGTTCGTGAGAAACAAAAATCAATCCCTAAGAAAGAAAAGAAAGTTAAGTAGTCAATACGGGAGTAATCTATGGTAACATATTTATTTGGATTCCTATCCTATTACACAATGTTATTTCTATTACTCCCGTTTGTAGCTGATAATAGATATTTAAAACTTTGTGTTGCATATGCTCTTATAATGACAGTAGACCAAAACATAACACCATATATAAAATCAAATATACCAGATTACTTCTTCTTAACAAGATGTGGACTAGATATGCTGTGGCTATTAGTTACATATTTTGTTGTTAAAGGGAAGGTGAGACTGTTACTAATATCAGCTATATCAATATCACTATTAGTTAATATATATAATCATATTGATGTTAGTGTACAACCACTGTACACATACTGGGTTTATATTAATTCAGTCTTATTTGAATGCATTATAGCTATACTAATCACAACATCACCTTGGTATAAAAAATTAAATGTTTGGTTGACTAAGTTAGCCAATTACATAATAAATAAAATTAACATTAAACGCATATCATTGTGCGAGGAGAAATAATTAAATGCAAAAGTGGAACGGAAGTTTACTTCGCAAGTTTGATGATACAGTAGATGGTAATGCGTCTGTAGGTACAGCTATTGTAGTGAGAAATACAAGTGATAATAGTTTAGCTGTTATCTATAGTGTTGATGATACTAATTCTGTGCAAAAGAATAACCCATTTGTCACTGATGATTTTGGGCGTTACAGCTTCTATGCACCTAATGGTAAATACACTATTGAATTTGGAGACGGCAGTGATAGTATTGAAATTACCCTTGTGGATAATTTTGATTTAAGCTCTTATGACCACAATGATTTTGGTGGGCTTGATGATGATGGAGGTCATGAAAAAATCTTCCAGAAAACTTTTGATAGTTTGACTGCATTATCATCCTTTTCAAATACAGAGAATGGATTCTATGTGAGGGTTAAAAACTCAAATGGTATAGAACATGTTAGGGTAATTGCCCCGTCATCCAACGGAACTGGGGTGCTTTTATCTTCTGGTAACTATGCGAACCTCGTTGTCACAGAACCAAATACGATTTATGCGTCTCAATTAGGTTTAGTCGCTGACGCAAACTATACAACATACGTAAATGGAGATTTAGCCACCTTTGTTGACGCAAATAACATCAGCAGAATAATCCTAGATACTGGTGATATTATAGTTAATGACACTCTTGCGTTTATTTACTCTAAAGTCACTTTTGGTGGTGAGTACAAACTACTAAGTGACAACATTGATAACATGCTGCAACGTCACAAAGCAGAGCGTTCAGGATTAAAAAATTACCTAGGTAAATACAATACTGGAATGCTAAGTAATCAGGTAATCAAAGCAGCTATAAAGCGCAGAGAATTAAGGGTTGTTCTGTTAGGGGACTCAATCGCTGTATCTCCTGACTACGACTCATTCAACACGATCCCAGTAGGATATATAAATACTACTGGCGTGGACAATATAGACAAACAAGATTGCCTAGGCGCTCAATTGTTTGCTGAACTTGTTAATTCTGTGCCAACAAACGTTAGGGTTCGACTATATTCAAGAAGCGTAGGCGGACTGGCGTACGGAAACATAGACCAAGCTTGGGATTCTATCGGTGCATTGTGGACGGGGCGTGAGCAGGTTACAGCGGGTAAAACATGGAGGGATTGCGTTCTTGATTTAAATCCTGACCTAGTAATACATGAAATGGGCATGAACGAAAGCCCATCTAGCTATGTAGATAACTATATTAACAAGTGGGATAGTTACCTAATTACCAAGCAAAAGAAGCACTGTTTCGACCAAGTAATTATGACAACGCCAAATCCAAATTTCTGGGATGCTCAAACATTCGGGGATTTTAGAGATTATGACCTAAATGCCAGTAAGTTTTACGTGGCACATTTGCAGCGATATATGACTAGATACACTGAGGTCTCTTTAATTGACGTGGCATTAAATAGTAACATTAAACGCTATGGTTTTGACCCTCGCAATTGTACGTTTGATGCTCAAGCAACAACCTTAACCTTTGAAGATGGATCAACAAATAAAGTCATTGGTGCAGGGTCTAGCGTTTTAAATACGAAGTTCACACCATCTAACCTGCCTATATACCACTCTACAACAGTGTTAATTAATCCGTCTGTTGCGTCAAATGCTGCCAACTTTGATTTTAAATTTAACGCAGGCAGCGTAATTGTACAGTTTACGGCTGGTGAGATTAGACTGTTTACTGCATTGTGGCCAACATCAATTGGAAGTGTATCGGCATCTTACCCTCTTGTTATGTCGGCAGGTTCTGATTATACGTTCACAATTACGATAATGCCTCACGGGACTTATGTCTACTTCAATGACACATTAATACTAGAAAACACAGCAGCAGCATATAAATCAACACTGCCGATGTTTTTCGAAAACAGTGCGTCAAGCGCTAACGTTACTGTAAAGTCTGGTAATGTTAGAGGCGCAACGTTCCCTCAGTACGCAGTTGACACAGCAACTAACGGTGAAATGTATGGCAATTTGAACTTCACAGAAAACCAGTATGGTGGTGGCATTAATCACCCGTCAACAGTTGGGCTAAGTGAGGTTTATTTGCCGCCTTTAGTTGAGTATTTAACAGATATGAGCAGGTCTCATACTGAATACACTTCAATAGTAGGAGGCACAAGCGCCAATGAAGTTGTATTTATTGGGAGGATATCTAACATACAATACAACAGGGTTATTGTCACAGAGTATGGTTCAGGACTTGAGGTTATTATTGAAATTGGTGCAAGTTCTGGGTATTCAGTCATTAAGAATACAAATGGCGGAACGGTAACTGTTTATTTAGACACTTACGATATGGCTCTATTTCTTATTAACCCGTCATCGCCTTTATTTAAGTTTGAATATACTGGCGAGTGGGCAAGCAAGAAACACAGAAAAATGGGGGTTGTAACACCAAGAGGCACGTTGTTGCCAACGGTATCTTAATTACCTAGCCAATATAAGGAAACAAATGGAAACTATATTTTTCCCACTAATTGCATTTACACTAAAACTCTTCACAGCAGTTACAGCTTATGTGTGTATGCGTTTAGTGTTAAAGCAATTAGATAAATCAATTCAGTTCAACTTCAAAGAGTGGTTTAAGAATGCACATAGTAAAGATAAAGCAATTTACTTATCTTCTCGTTATGCTGCTACTGCTATGTTCTTCGCCTTTCTCCTTAGCTAATAACATTTCATCTAAATATGATAGAGAGTTTAAAAGGGCAACCTCTCTCTACCTCCCTACATGGGATTATCGTTGGCTTAAAGCTCAAGGTTATCAAGAAAGCTTATTAAATCCATACGCTGTATCCTACGTTGGTGCTTCTGGTATTATGCAAGTGATGCCAGCAA